ATACCTTCTGAAGTTAAACAAGAATAGGTAAGAAATCTTCCCATTGGGTCTACTTGGCTAATGGTGCAAGCTGGTGTTAATCCAAAGTCCATACCTAAAATTAATGGATATGTAGAAGCTTTAATGTAATTTAATGGGCCTTTTGCTACATGGCTATCGCTATTAAATGCACGGAATACTGGTTGGCCGCTTAGGGATTTACCAAACTTCGCATTGATATATACGTCTACCCAGTCTTCAGTTTTGCCTTCTGCTAAGTTAGCGTAGTAATCATCAGGTAAAAAGTCTACCCAGTCTGCTTCAGCACTTAAGCCTGATGGCTGGAAAAAGATCTCGGCATTTTTTGGTGGCTCAGATAAATACTTTTCCCACCAGGTGTCCATGTCGGGAGGGTTTGTTGCTCCCCAGATATGAGCATTGGATAGACCATCATCAGTGACACAACCCACAGTGTTATCAAGCTTAGACGGATAGCGACCCAAACGGCCTTGAAGTGCATTGAAGATGTCTGGGGAGATCTCTCGAAATTCATCCAAGATGCCAAAAGATGCTTGTAGAGATAAAAGCCGACGAGTATCGTTAGCATCGTCCAAACCACGAAACAACACATCACATTCGACATCGCCAAACCTCATAGAAAAAGTGTAATTAGTCTTTGCATAGGCTCCAGCTTCACCATCGGGATACCAGCGCAAGAAGTCGGGAATACTTGTATCTCGTAACTGCTCTTTCGTATTACGTACCCAGATCGCTCTTGACCTGCGGATACCATCTTTACAAGGTGCCATACGGCTAGCGTGGTACGCAATCTTAATAATAGATGCCGTGGTCTTGGTACTACCAACTGGCCCAACGATTAAAGATACAAAGCTCTCTGAGGTAAGGTATGGCTCAACTGACTTAGGCGGAGTATACGTAAGTGCACTCATAGGTAAGTATTATTCATCAGCAACCTTTTTCTTTTTTGCTTTAGGTTTAACTTCTTCGATCATCTTTACGTCATCGACATGTTTTGCCAGTGTGTCGATTGTTTGCGATTTTTTCGACAAATCGCCATGAGTGCCTAAGTTAATCGTTACTGAAAAGCCCTGCCCTGCTACATTCGCTTGTACTTGGGGCTTAGGTTCCATATCTCCAAGCTTTGCTCCGAACTTCAATACTTCCAGCTTTTGCATCAGTGTCGAGTCATTACTTTTGGCTATGCGATAAACATCGTCATAGAGGTCCTCAGTGAGTGCTCTGACCTTCGTACGGAATGTGTAACCCGATGCCTCGAACTCTGCTCTTTGCTTCGCTACAGCGTCTAAAAATGGCTTCCATGTGGATAGCTGCTCCCACTTCGGCCCTTCAAACCCATAACGTGATGCTATTTCTTTAGGCTCCTCCATCCCCGTGGCCATTGCAAGCACCATTTCTGCGGGGATATCGAGCGGCACTGCCAGTCTTTGAGGCAGGTACTCTACTTCGTCTTCACTTCTTGACATCAAGATCTAAGCTCTTAGTCAGCATTTGACGAATCACTTCACTAATGGTCATTTGCTTAGCCATAGCTTGGTGTTGTAACCCTTCCCAAATGCGATCTGGCAAAAAGAAATTATGCCGTTTCATTGGAGTACTCATTACTCGGCTACTACTTCTACTGGAGCAGCTTCTGCAGCAGCTTTTTCTGCAGCTTGTTGCGCTTCCAATTGTGGGGTTACTTGTGCACGGATCTTGTTTACCAATGCTTCAACTTGGCCCATAGGTTGGGTAGCTAATGCATTAACAACGCCTTGTACTTCTGCGATATCGAGGTCTAATTTCAAAGCCATGTGTTTTCCTTATTTACGTTTTGTGGTTTTTACTGCGGGTTTCTTTACAACTGCTTTTTTCACTGCAGGTTTGCGTTTAACTTCAACCTTTGGTGTAGCAGGTGCTGGGGCTAATGCTGGAATAGAAGGCTTAACTACGCCTACAGGAGTTGCTTTAAAAAGCCCTACAAGTTTCTTTAGCATTTTTTGCCTTTAGGAGCTGGGAACTTAGGGCTTTTCTCGCCTTCAGCTTTCTCACCCTTTAAATAAGCCTTTTTGCCTACTTTTAACTCTGTTTTTTCTTCTTTTTTGCTCTCTTTACCAGCAAAAATCTTCTTCAAATTCACAGCCATGTTAGCTCCTTTGTGTGTTGATTCGACACATGTTAGCATGTTTTACAACAGAATCAAGGGCTTTTTTTACGTTTCTTCGCTTTTTTGAGCTCCATACGCTCATCGTAGTGGTGTATTCGGTGGCAATTTGCACAAAGTACTACACATTTCTTGATCTCTTCATATGCTTTTGTAAACATCCCACTACTTATCAACATATGAACGTTGTACTCTTTTTCTTGGGGGTTAACATGATGAAAATCCAAGGTGGCTGGGTGGCATTGTTTACATTTCCAGCAGTGTAGTCCGGTTTTGAACTCCGCCCATTTCGCTCGTCCTGCCTTTTTAGTCGCTGCTGTCTTAAGCTTTATGCGCTCTTTGTTTGCTTCGTAATGCTCTGCTGATTTTATCTTTAGGTAGCTCTTACGTTTTTCTGGATCTTTATACGGCATTAGAGCTTTTTGATCCAGTAACACGACTCTTTATATGCCCAGGGGCTTCTAGGGTCATACATTTTCATGCCGCATGAAATCAAGCTATTTGCGCTTGCGGGGTTATCTCGTGTATCAGTTACTACGTGAGTAAAGTCCAACTTCTTTGCATACTGCATTCTTGCTTTAATAAGTTTCTTTTGTACTCCATGTCCTTGGCAGACTCTTAATACTCCCGCTCGACAAAGATATCCGGTGCCATGCCACTGCGATGATTTAACTAATCCTGCAAACGCCACGGGCATGTCGTTGTAATACCCAATCCACCACCAACCTTCTGCTACGTCATACACGGTATCGCAAGGCAGACAGCTTTTCTGCAGCTTTTTTAGAGCTTGCGCTATTACGGGATTGAGTGGGTTCACTCGTTTGATAACGACTTGCATGCCGCTATGTTAGCTTGTTTCTATGCAGTTTGTTAGTAGTTACCCTAATATTTTTAGGTACGAATTACTCCGGTATGAAATCTTCCGGTTTTTTGGTAGTTTTGCGAACAACCTGTATGTCTACCCTACGCATGCCAGTTATTACTCTTCTTAATATTTTCTTTAGCTGGGATAACTTGAAGGTTCCAGGGGACATGAAGGCCACAAACCGTTTTACCTCTTAAAGGCACTATGTGGTCCACGTGGTACTCAACGCCAGTTGCCTGTTGTTCTTCTTTTGCCTTTCTATAAACTACTCTAATTTCTTTTTTATGCTGCTCTGTTAACCACGGTGGGGTTCGTTTTAGCTCTGCGCATTTACGGGTCTTTCTCTGCGCAGCCTGTTTGTCTGGGTTCTTTTCGATATATCTTCTCTTTGAGGCTGCCACTTTATCTGGGTTAGCTCGTTTCCATTTGCGTTTTGTCTCTCTAATTTTGTCAGGGTTTAACACTTTATACTGCTTCGCTTTTAAAGCTTTACATTGCCTACAATCAGATCTAAGCCCGTCTTTTGTGTCTTTTTGCTTAGAGAATTCTATAGTTAGTTTTGGTGTTTTACACCTAGAGCATGTTTTATACATACTAACATGTTAGCATGTGTTTGGTATTTTAAGGTGAGTATGCGTATATAGAACGTGTGTATGTACCTAAAAAATAGGAATCGCACTATTGCCAATACGTAAAGCCACCCCCCACGCATACCAGTCTAGCGCCACCCCCTGTACCCTCCTTACTTGGCGGTCTCAGGGCTTAGTTTATACAGGGTTGCATTATTTCTGTTAGCTAGTTTCACTGCAACATCACACTAATGGTGCTGATCGGGCGGATGAGAAGTACCAAGCTATCGGATCTCAAACCCTCCTCTTTAACAATTTGTAAACCCCCCTATGGCACTAGGGGGAGGCATGAAGATTCTTTACTAAGCTAGTTTTATATGCTCGGTTTAGACAAGGGATTTTCAACCTCCTCTTAACTATAAGGTATTGAATCATGAAAACATTAGCTAATTACATCGCTGAAAATGAAGTTTCTTTTGCATCTGCACAAGTCATCGTTGTAGGTAAAACTGTAACGGAGCGCAAATTAAGTGTTTTGCCTACTGCATCACCACAGGCTCGCACCTTTTTGGCTTCAACATCGGGTAAGGTTGGTGTGGCTTGCCGTCAAGGTTTGCGTGAGCAAGGCGCAGTTGAAATCGCCACTCAAGCCCGTCAAGGTAACTACAACCCTTTAGCCCAAGCTATTTCTGCCCTTACAGGCGAATCGCTCTCAATTCCTAACCGTGCCTCATTCGAATCACTGAATGATCGTTATAACGACAAACTCTTAGACCTTGAGTTATCAAGAGGTCGTGGCTACACCATAACCGTAAGTAAAAAGACTGGCGAGCAGATTGTCAAGCCATCAAGCAAGCGTGTTTTATTAAATAACGTCATTAGCTTGGTGAGTGTTGTGCAGGATATCGCTAAGTCCATTCAATAATCTAATAATCGGATTATGTCGTGTGCCGAGGGGAGATAATATTATCTCCCCCATTTAATAACTTAATAATGAGATTATTATATGAATAATGAGCAGTTAATAATGCGAGAGATAATCAAGGCTATTAATGATTATCAGCATATTATATTTAAACCTAAAGTTAATGTCGTGCGTCGTGTTCCCATGGGTACATTTAGTGGATTATATCCATTGCATTATTTAGTGGGTGATATTGGTCGAGTGCATCCATCAAGACCGCCAAGCTCCAAGACTACCAACTCGGATTGTATCTATGACCATGCTCGTACTTTTGGGATCAGGACTAGGATTTAGCCCCACTTTGCAATAATTGAGGTTTTAGGGGTCATATTATTCCACAATAAATGCACTTTCCTTATTCCATAAGGCCTAGCGGGTTGTAATAATTGAATTATTGAATAATTGATGTAAATGTATATGTTACGTGTGAGACGTGTTGAGTTATTGCGTGGTGTTTTTGCTTGCACTTGGGACTTCCACGAATTCTCAGATATGGGGATACCCTTTCGAAAAACTCAATAATTCAATT